ACATTGTCAAACATTTTATGAGATAATGTTGAAGATGACTAACTATTTCTCCAAAGAAGAAGGTACAGAGTCTTTACCTTGGAGAAAGGTCAATGTTTGGGACTTTAGAGATATCTCTGGTGACCTGGTAAAAATACACAATGATGTCGAAATGCAGAAGAAGATTGTTATTTTTCCATTGTTTGATGCACCATACAACACATACCGAAATTGGCCAAAAGAATTATTACCACACTTGATTGAAAAGTATAGTACCGAAGAATATAAAGATTATGAGAAAATAATCTGTAAGAAAGGTGAACCGACAGAAGGTTGCCCATTTGAAGGTTGGAGGTATTCTACCAACTTTGTTCAAAATTATTACCACATTACCACATCAGAAATCTTTATTGGTGGCGATACTGGTTCTAGCCATTTTGCTTGGGCTCTTGACAAAGGACCTAAAGACCTGATATACTATAACTCCAGTAGGGGACTGATACATACTCTACCATTTTACCTATTGCAGGGAAAAGGTAGAATGACAAACTATTGGTTGGATTTTGAAAATACAAAATGGAATTAAAAGACAACATTTGATGCACTATGTATCGAACCCAATCTTTCTACGATTTAGCTGTATAAATCCAAAAGTTGTATAAATAAGCGAACGGCAACCAAAGTGTGTTGCAAATCTAGTAAGGAAATCAATGTTATCATTTAAGTCATTCTTAAAAGAAGAATCTGAGACCGGTTCTGAACTTAAACACATTCATCATGCCGAAGATAGACCTTTAATGCATGGTCATTCTGGTTTTGAACACGCTCATGCAGCTTTGATGAAAGCTCATGCACACATGACCGGTGGACATAAAAGTACCAATTTGACAATGAAATATGATGGTTCACCATCCATTGTTTTTGGCCATCATCCTAAGAATAATAAATTCTTTGTTGCAACCAAATCGGCTTTCAATAAGAATCCAAAGATTAATCACACAGAAGCCGATATTGATAGAAATCATGGCCATGCACCAGGATTAGCAAAAACACTCAAACACGCTCTCAAACATCTACCAAAAGTAACACCCAAACAAGGAGTGTTTCAAGGCGACTTGATGCACCATGCAGATACCAAAACACTACACGAAGGTTATCTAGCAGAAGCTAAAGGTGATGTTTCTTTCACACCAAATACCATCACATATACCGCTAAAGGTAAAGAAGCTGACAAGATTAAAAAGTCTAAAGTTGGGGTTGTGGTTCACACCCAATATAGTCACGACTTGAAACACAATACACCCCATGTAGATACCAGTAAATTTAAAGAGCATCCAGATGTACACATTCATGGTGCTGAACATGACACAAGTAAAGTTAAACACTCGGCAGAGAACGAGAAACACTTCCAGAAACATATGGCGGCCGCCAAAGAAATTCATGACACACATGGTCACAAAATGTATGATTCTATACACAAAAATCATAGTGGAGAAGCTGGCCACCTATCGACATACATAAACAAGACAGTAAGACACGATGAAGTGCCTAGTGTAAAAGGTTTTAAAGAACACTTGCATGATGTTCATTCTAAAATGGCTGCAAAAGTTAAAACTGATAAATCGAAATCAGAAAAAACAAAACAGGGAGAGTCTGAAATCTCTCATGTTGAAAAACACAAAGCACATTATGGAAACTTATTGTCAATGCATCACCATTTACACCAAGCCAAAAACGCTTTGGTTAAATCATTAGAAACACATGAGGGACATTACCAACACCATATTGAAGGTAAAAAGTCTAAACCTGAAGGTTTCGTAGTTCATCACGACAGTCAACCAACCAAATTGGTTAACCGTGCTGAATTTGCTAAACAAAATTTATTAAAAGTTAGAAAATGAAATCTTTTTTAGAGTTAGTCGAAGAAACAAAACAAGGCGAAAAACACCATGTAATGACCTTTGGTCGGATGAATCCACCAACCACAGGTCATTTAAAGTTAATCGACAAAGTAAAAGAAGTCGCCGATAAAAATAAAGCCAGTCATTCTGTTGTGGTTTCTCACTCACAAGATTCTAAGAAGAATCCACTATCTGGTGAAACCAAAGTCAAACATCTTAAAAGATATTCTCCAGGTACTCATATTGAATCATCCTCAAAAGAACATCCAACATTCTTACACCACGCAGAAAAGTTACACAAAGCTGGCGTCACCCATTTACACATGGTAGTTGGTTCTGACCGTGTTAAAGAGATGAAAGAAAAACTTAACCAGTATAATGGAACACATAAAGGTGCATTATACAACTTTAAGAAAATTACTGTACACTCAGCAGGTCATCGTGATCCTGATGCAGAAGGTTCTGAAGGTATGTCAGGCACCAAAATGCGTAGTCATGCGGCTTCAGGTAATTATAAAGAGTTTAAAAAAGGCGTTCCTGGTCATGTTGCCGACCACCATGCAAAAGAACTCTATCATGATACACGCAAAGGTATGGGAATACACGAAAATATCAATCGTGGACTATTCAAGGCTATCTTTGTTACTGGTGGTCCAGGTTCGGGTAAAGATGTTATCATTCGTGAAGCCATTGCAGAATCAAGAGCAGTAGAATTGAATGCTACGCAAGCCTTTGATTACCTTGCGGATAAACAAAAACTTGCAGAAAAAACAAGTGATTTCCGTAGAGAATCTATCAGAAACCGTGGTCCTCTAATTATCAATGGACCAGCAGATAACATTGATAAGATTAACCATATTAAAGAAGAACTGGAAGAATTAGGTTATTCCACAATGATGGTGTTTGTCAATACAACAAACGAAATTAGTCAAGAAAGAAACACCAAACTGTCTAGGATGATGGTCGAATCGATTAGATATGACAAGTGGTCACAATCTCAGAAAAACAAAAGACTTTTTTCAGAATCTTTTGGTGATTTTATACAAATTGACAATACTGGTTCATTGGAATCAATTGAACAAGATATCACAAATACCTACATAAATATAAATGCATTTATAGAAAATAAATCCTATAATGAAGTATCATTATCATGGCTCGAAAACCACGGTAAGTTAAATATAGGTGATAAACTCGATATTATTAAGGAAGAAAGAAATGTTCAAAGCGCTAATAAATTTATTCAGATCAAAACCAATCGTGGACTCAAAGCCGCCGGTCTCGGCAGTATCCCAGCCGACAATCGTGCAGGAGACCCCAACGCAGACGACATCAAGTGGGACGCACCAAAAAGAACAAAAACCTACACGTTCCGAACCTACAGCGAAGAAAGCAAGCCCACGCTCACGATCAACCCAGTCCCAAAAGAAGCCAACTTCTCCAAAGACAAAGAAAAAGTAAAGAATAAAAAACGATATTCGGATGCCCCAACAGTAAGTCAAAGACTACGAAACACCACGGGTGTGGGGCCAGAATTCGATACACGCCAGCAGGGAACAGTATATCCCATGTCCGGTCTTGGCGATGTAACATACAGAGAACAAAAAGAATTTAATAGTTTTAGAAAAACAATTAAAGAATACAAAGGATTTCAGAATGATACTTCCATATCGGATATGGGAGTAGGTGGTGTTCTGAACGGTGCGACAAATTTTGAGCCCATGCAGTCTTATAAAGATGCAGAACGAAATATTGGTGTGGCTATTACCAAAAAGAAAAAACCTGTAAAAGAAGATGCGGTGAGTAAGTTAGAAACTGGTTTAACTAAGTTACAGAAAACCGATTATGACACTATTGATAAGTTGATGACAAGAATCTCTAAAGATGAGAAAACAACAGGTAAAGATTTACATGACGATTTTGTAAAAAAACACGGTAAGGTACCGGACAATTGGATAAAAGACAAAAAACAGGAGAAATAAAATGTTTGTCAATAAGTTAAAGATGGATAAAATTGCTGAAGCAGTTAAAAAGTGTATGGACGAAGCCGACTTGGAAGAAACGGGTCTACGCAAAGCCGCCTATGCTGCTCACACCAAAGGCGAAAAAATGTTTTCGTTTAAAGGCAAAACATATCCTGTTAAAGTTCAAGGCGAAGAAGTTTCATATGGTAAAGAGATAAAAGAAGCTTCTTGTGAAGATGAAGTAAAAAAACATGAAAAAAGATTACATGGCAAAGATGGCGAAGTCAGTAAGCATGTAGATAAGATGCACAAAGAAGAATTATCGCCAAAACAAAAGAAGATTGCTAAACTCAATCATCCAAAAGATGAAATTGATGCTGGTGATTTGGCCAAATTACGTGGTGAAGAAACTGAATTAGACGAAGCTGAAAAAGTGGCGACTGCTACAGGTATGAAAGTTTATGGTTCTTCTTATGGTGATTCAGCGAGAGCTCGCCGTGATCAAGTTAAGAAAGAAATTGATACAATCAAAGGTCCTACAACTAAACAACTAGTTGGTGTTGAAAAAGAAAAAGTTAAGAAAGAAGAATTCTTCAAAGATAAATTAATCTCTAATTACATTGAAGAAGAATCTTTATTCGAAGATGAACTACAAGAAGTTCTTTCTAAAGATGCAACTGCTGGTGATTGGATTAGTGATTTTGTTCATTCAGATAATCCTAAGTTTGAAGGTAAATCTAAAAAGATGCGTCAAAAGATGGCACTTGCAGCCTACTATGCAAAAAAGAATGAATCGGTAGATGATAGTTATCCTGTAACAACAGACACCGTTGCTGGCCGTATGCCAGGTGGAGTGTCAAATACCTTCAAACAATTCAAAGTGAAAGTTTCAGCTAAAGATAAAGAAGCGGCTGAAACAAAAAATACAATTCCAAACTCCGATCCAATGAACTTGACTGCTCGTGACCCACATGTTGGCCATGGTGGTTTGGTATCGATTCCTCCAGCAGGTGTTGTTCGTAAAGAAGAAGTTGAATTGGATGAAGCAACTCCACCAAAGAATACAGATGTTGCAGATAAATCTTACTTGAAAGATATGGGTAAAAAACCTACTGTTAAATCTGATCTGAAAAACTTCAAAAACTTTTTAACTGGTAAAAAAGAAACAAACGAAGGTAAACAACCAGAAACAGATAATGTTCCTTTTGTAACAAATGCAGACCAACCTCCTTTTGATGGTCCATACAAAAAAATTGATAAAACAACAACCGATAAATCTGGTGCGAAACACACACCAATGAGCCGTGCAAAAGATTTGGCTCAATCAGCAATGAAACGTGTTAAAACAGAAATGCTGGGTAAGGCTCCTGGTAATAACGGTTAAGGTACAAGATGAGTTTATCTAAAAAACTGAAGATGATTATTAAAGGTGAACCAAAGCCCACCTTTGGCACCGATCCTAACGAACCATGGTCAGTTCGTGCAGGTATCACGGAAGGTGAGGCTGGATTTTTATCTTCTTATTTAAAGTCGAGGGGAATTAATCCTGAATTTGTAAGTAGAGATACAAAAATTTCACATGCCAAATCGGCTGAATTTTTCAAGTGGAAAAGAGACCATAGATTTGATGATCCAGCAGATACCGTATCTTCTGTTACAAGGGATAAAATGAAAGCCCAAAGAGAAGAAGTGCAGGTCGATGAAGCCAAAACTATTCAAGGCACGGCTTTAGATAAGTTTCGTCAGGCTGCAGCAGAAAGAGCAAGAAAACACGATGACATCGAAAGAGAAATGAAAGCTCGTCATGCTGCTGGTAAAGAAGATATGAAAGGTTCTATCGACCGTTTAGAAAAACAATTGAACAAAGAAGAATCTGGCATCAGCAAAGCAAAAGAAACCTCATTTCATAAAAAATTGGATACTTTAGTTCATAACACCTTTGGTAAAAGAAAAGATGAATTGAAAATGAAAGAAGAAGTTGAATTGAAGGAAGTTAAAAATTATCCATTTAGTTATCGTGCAACATATCATGATCCTGATACGAATAAAATTACTCATATGATGGATTTTAAACATAAAAGCTTAGATGCAGCTAAAAAACATGCAGAAGGTTCTAGACTGCAACGTAGAGATGGTAAAGAAGATATCCTTCATTCGGTCGTTCAAGTTAAAGAAGAAGTTGAACAGGTTGATGAAATTTCGAAATCAACATTAGATTCATATAAAGATAAATCTTCAGCCAGCCTTAAAAATGCTAAGATAAACCGGGATGCAGCAGAACCAGGTAAAAATATGTCTAAAGCATTCGCTGATTTGCATGCCAAGTCCAATGCAATTGCCAAGAAGCGTGTAAAAGGTCTGATGGGTTATCTTCAACGCAAACAAGGTGTAAAACCTATGGGTGAAGATGTCTATCAAGATCCACAAGCAGCAACTCAGACAGCCTTTGATATGGGAACTCAAGCTGATGACAGAGAACCCACCTATTCTCGTAAAAAAGAAATGTCCAAGTCTGCTCGGATGATTAAATCTTTGTATAAGAAACACAAGATGGTGAAAGAAGAACTTTACGATCACGAAAAAGAAGATAAGTCCGTATCAACCTATGGTAAGAAACCAAAGGTCGAAAAGGTACAAGATGATGGTGACGAAAATAACCAAGCATCTATGGTGTTAAAAGGTGGCAAGACACTAACGGGTCAAACTAGAGATACCCTCGAAATTGATCCTGTAATGAGAAAACCATCAAGTCCTGATAACAAAAACAGCAGTACGAAAACAGATAAATAAACACAACCAAAGGTTAACAAGGAGAAAAAGATGTCATTATTTTGGGGCAATACAGACCGTGCTAATAGCGAACCGCTACTTCCAGAGAATAGAGAAGTTCGTGAGGTAGCCGTATTAATAACCGCCAATGCAACTGCACTTGGCACCAATGAAATTATATTTACAACCAGTCCAGCTGCAGCAGGTGTTGCAAATGGAATGTATGTTTATGCAACCGCAAATAACGGATTATCAAGATTCTTTGATGGATCTATTATTGATGAAGATGATATTGCTTTCAAACGCAGTAACAATAGTGTTGCAGTATTAAGAACAGGTACAGCAAATGTTCGTGTTCAGTTTGCAAACAATACGATTGCACCAATTGGTGCTGGCCAAACCATTTATTTTGCTACAGCTGTTAATCATGGCACAAATGCAGCTTCACGGTTTGCCAACGATACAATCTTGGTAACAAGCACTCGTTTAGCAAATGCTTTAATTGCTGGTGCAAACTCTGGTATTCATCAAGGATGGAATCGTTTTACATATAAAATGAATAATGATGGTACAAAACGTCAACTAAGAGAAACATTAATTGTTCTTGCTAATCCAACTGCATTGAACGTAAGTTCTGGCAATACAAGCACAAACTCTGTGTTCCGAGGCGTTTAATTTTTTAATATAAGAAAATGGGTATTCTATCCCCAGAATATCCTTTTCTTTTTTTATGTGTAAAAAATGATTGATGATTTGAATGACGACAATTTTATGATATATGCAGTTAAGTGCTATAATGCACCACATTGTATTATGTCCGAATTCGAAAGTGATATCAAACGAACAAAGTATTTAAAGAGGTTGTTTCGTAGGTATAAAATTACAAAATCTCTTAAAGAGAGATTGATATTGAATCATATTATTTTATTGAATAATGTTTTTGGTCCAGAACACACGGCAAGAATATTGTTCTATAAAATAGACGAAAGAGATTATGATATTTTGAAAACTTTTTTGTCTTATCTGAATATAGTTCCCGAAATGGTTTATGGAGTTAGAGGTAAAAACATTCCGGTTGCAGAAATTCCAATAGATAATAATATCGCAGAGATACTTAAACGAATATGAAAACATTTAAACAGTTCCTAGAAGAAGATTACTTGGATGAAAAATCTCCAGCATGGCAGCGATCTGCCGGCAAAAATCCAGAAGGCGGTTTAAATCGTAAAGGTATCGCATCTTACCGCAGAGAAAATCCTGGTTCTAAATTGTCTATGGCTGTTACAACAAAACCATCCAAATTAAAACCTGGTTCTAAATCAGCAAATCGTAGAAAATCATTTTGTGCTCGTATGGGTGGCATGAAGAAAAGATTAACTTCAGCTAAAACAGCGAATGATCCGGATAGCCGTATCAATAAAGCATTAAGAAAGTGGAATTGCTGATGAAATCATTTAAACAATATCTTGGTGAAGATTTAAGACAATGGTTTAAACAAAAGTGGGTTCGCATGGACACCAAAGGTAATATTAAAGGCGACTGTGCAAGAGAACCAGGTGAAGGTAAACCAAAGTGTTTACCCCAAGCAAAAGCTCATGCAATTGGTAAAGAAGCTCGTGCTTCTGCTGCTCAAAGAAAGCGTAGAGAGGATCCTAATCCAGAACGCCGTGGTGCGCCAATCAATGTAAAGACAGAAGAAGTCGATGAAGCCTGTTGGGATGGATATACAGCCAAAGGTTTAAAGAAAAAAGGCAATCGCATGGTGCCTAATTGTGTACCAGAGGAAGTTGAATCTATTGATGAAAAGAATGTACCAACAAGTCCAGAAAAGTGGGCTCGTGCTAAGGCGGCCGCCAAATCCAAATTTGCAGTATATCCATCCGCATATGCAAATGGATGGGCATCGAAAAAATATAAAGCTATGGGTGGTGGATGGAGAACCGAAGAAACAGTTAGTGAAGATGGCGCAATGGGTGGTTCTGCTGGTCCAACTAATGTGGTCGGCACTGGTGCAATTGCCGGAACAGGCGGTAAAGGCGGTGAACCAGGAGTTTATCTGCCAAGAAGAAAAAAGAGTGCCGTATTGATGAATATGATTAAAAGAAAGGCAACACAGTAATGTGGTTGTTGAATTGGGTACCTAATTTTGTAATTCACCTGATGGTCATAGCAGGTGTGTTGGGTATTATTGTCAGCTGGTTCTTCAGTTTCATGCCTTTTGTTAGTCAATATAAATTACCCATACAAATCATTTCGACACTTGTGCTTGTGTTAGGCATTTGGATTGAAGGTGCCAACAGTAACAACAATGCGTGGTTACTAAAAATAAAAGATATGGAAGTCAAAGTCGCACAAGCTGAAACACAATCAGCCAATGTAAACACTATTTTGGTTGAAACAATCGTTGAAAAAGAAAATATCATTAAGGATAAACAAAATGAAATTAAGAGTGCAATCAATAAGCATGTTACTGATAACTGTCGTTTGTCTAACGCTTCTGTCAGCTTGTTCAACAGTTCCAGTCAAGCAGAACTTCCCGACAGCGCCATCCACACTATTACGGGAACCTCAGAAATTACAATCTCTGAACTCCTCAACACAGTCAACAACAACAACGCAACCTACTACAAACTCGTTGAACAAGTAAAAGGTTGGCAAGA